CTTAAAGGCAACAACAAGGGCAAAGGAATTGCATCCAAAAAAGAAGTTAGAGCAGTTAGAACAATGGATTAAAAAGAAAATATATGGCATACAATATTATTGTTGATTACACTAACACCGAAATAAGTTATGTAAACGGTCCGATAACCGTTGAACAAGCGAAGGCATTTTGTAGGGCTGAAAATACATCAACCGAACAAGACATTTTATTTGCTTTGTGGATTCGCGCAGCAAGAACAAAGATTGAGCAATATTGCGGCATTTCATTAATACCGCGTAACATAGTTGCCGTATTAGAAGCGCCACAAGGTAGGATGGAATTGCCATTTGGTCCAATAACTTCAACGCCTACTTTTGTTGATGAAAACAATACCGCACAGGTAATTGATTTAATTGGATTAAATTATAAAGTAATTGTGAATCCTATTGGATATACAAAAGCTACTTATACGGCGGGTTATGCCAACGGACAAGTTCCCGAAGAATTACAAGAAGCTATAATGTTACAAGTAGCTTATTGGTGGGAAAATAGAGGCGATCAAGAAGTACAAGGTTGGAGTGATCAAGTTATTGCTATTTGTCAAAAATGGAAGCGATGAAAATAACTAAAAAAAATACAATCACCGCTGGTGATTTAAAGGATAGATTAACGCTGCTAATACCCACAGTCGTAAGTAATGGGCGTGGTGGCAGTACAATAACCTATTCCGATTATGCTACCGTATGGTGCAAGGCTCAACCTTATAGAAATAGTAGAACGCTACAAGAAGCGCAATTGATATTTAATGATTCTTTTAATTTTATTATTCGTTATAGCGAAGTGCCAATAACGGCAACGTGGATGATAAGATTTAACGGCGCTGATTATACCATTCACACAATTGACGATGTAGAAAATAGATACCAATATTACTCAATTTTAGCTTATACAAAAAAGTTATGATAGGGCTATCTTTAAAAGGTATGGATAAGCTGCAAAAGGCTATTGATAGCAAGAACAAGGCTTTAATAACTGGCGTTGATAATGAAATGAAGGCAACCGTAATGGAGATTAATGCAAAGCAAATAAGCCGCGCACCGATTGATACAGGAAAACTAAGGCAGTCAATAGATTGGAAAAAAGAAGCTAATTTAACTTATACTTTATTAACGCAAGGCATGGGCGCTAAATATGCACCTTACGTTGAATTTGGAACAGGCGGAATGGTAGAAATACCCAAAGGCTTAGAATCTGAAGCGGCTCAATTTAAGGGGCGTGGGATAAGAAAAGTAAACATGAAAGCGCAACCGTTCTTTTTCTCTCCATTCTTTGAGGAAAAAAATAATTTGTTGAAAAGAATACAAAAGTTGTTAGATAAGTAGTAGCTTTACTACCATTACCGAGAATCGGCAGTCGGTTGAACAATCGGCTGCCTCCCGCAAAAACGTACTAATGGGGTATGGGTTATTATTATAACTCTATATTATGTTACTTAGGTTGGTATGTGGATGCGGTTTTATAATTTATTTATAACATAAAAACGCATCTGATGGCAAATGACTTAAAGAAAAAAGATAAGAAACAAAGCGAGGGAAACGAGCAACATTCGAGTTCTCAATTAAAGGAATTTAGCGAAAGTCTTTTGCGGATACATTGCCCAATGTTGTATAATTTACCACGTACTGATTATAAAGAGAAGATAAGATTGATGAAAGATTTAACTCTAAAATATCCACTAATACGCCATGGGGGGCATCGTCTTTCAGAGATAATAACTCGCTTTGACAAATGTTAGAATAATAGAATGCACCACCCGCGACTTCACTATCTCTATGCTTTTCATCACCACTAAATAAAGGTGGATTCAATATAGCATATTCAATACACTTTTGCTTAAAGTATATTAGTATTTCATCTGATGTATTAAATTCCATAATTCTAAATTAATGTTTTTATAGAAGCGGGAGCCTTATTTCTTTAAATCATTCGTGCAGCTATTTAACATAACAGTCAGTTATAAGACTTAACCCATTTCCTTTTGTTTTTGCGGGATTCTCGGTAATGGTCCAGAATTTGTATATTTGCATTATGAAACTCATTTGGAACTACCTTATACCCGCTTACTTTACCGAATTAGACGGTAATATCCTAATCGATGGCGATGCATTGCCTATTTATGACGGTGAAGCGCCGCCCGATGTTCAAGGTAGCTATATTTTATTAGGTGATAGAACAAGCACCCAAACACAAGCAAAAGGTAAATTCACAAGCGAATGTACCTTGCTTGTTGATGTGGTTATAAAAGGGCCAAACTTTGGTTTTAAGGATAGCGAAGATGCCGCCGAGCAAATAATGCAATTAATTAATTCAGATAGCAACCCTATTTGCGCAAGTAGCTTTCAGGTTGTTACAACTTCAATACAATCAACCAATAATTTAAACGGGTTAAACCCAACGGATAATATTTTTCGTACTTTGATAAGATTTAGGCATTTGGTAAATCAAATTTAATTATCTTTGTACAAATTAATTTATTATGCCAAACAACGAAGTAAACGGTCGTGATATTATCATAACGATAGATCCGACAGGCGGAAGCTCATACAAGAATGTAGTTTGCTTAACTAGCAATACTATTACCAACTCATTAACCGTTTTGGATGCATCTAGTAAATGCGGCAACAAGTCAATCCCTGGAGCGAAGTACGAGGCTTCAATTTCAGGTGAAGGATTTTTGATTGACCCAGATACAGGAACGCCAACAAATCAAGGTTATGCTGAATTGTATTCTATTTTTACAAAAGGTTCAATTATCAGCATTAAATTTGGTAAGGCATCACCAACAACAGGAGATGTTACTTATGTAGGCACTGCTTATATTAGTGAATTAGAGTTAGTGGCGGCTGATGACGAATTAGCTACCTTTAGCGTTACTTTCACTTGTGCTGCTCCACCATTTACGCAAACTGTAACTTATTAATATGTTTGAATTAAAACTACCAAGCGGAACAATTCAATTAAAATGGGGTTATTTTGCAATGAAGCAATTTTGCGCAAAGCATAATCTAAAACCAACTGAATATTTCTTAATGCTTAGTGAAGGTGATAGTATATTAAATTATGTTACCGAGTTTTTGCAAATAGGTGCAGAATATGCGGCCTTGAAAACAAGCAATGGAAAGGATTATAGCGAGGTTGAAGTATGCGAGTGGATAGATGAAGCGGGCGGAGTAAAAGCGGAAGGAGTTATAATGGATTATTTGAAATATGTGATTGCTTCGCATACAACTAACTTGAGTGAGAAAGAAGAAGCGGAAAAAAAAAGTTAGAGCAATTCACATGGGATGACATTGAAGTAAACGCCTACGAGGCGGGGATGAAGCCTAGTGATTTGGAAGATATTAATTGGCGTGATTTGACTTTATTTATTCGTGGCTATCAAAATAGGTCGCGTAATAAATGGGAACAAACACGCCTTTTGTATTGGATGCAATACGCAATGAATAGCGCTGATAAGAAAAAGAAAACGCCCGAACAAATTTTGCCGTTGGTTTGGGATAAAAAGAAAGAAAGAGGCAAAGCAATAAGTGAAGATGAAAGATTAAAAATGTTAAAATTGTACGGCAATGGCTAATGAAACTTTACGGATTGATATAGTTGCGGATAATAAAGCGGCCATTGCTGGGTTGAAAGAAACTAGCAAAGAGTTAAATAATGTAAGCGTAGAAGCTACAAAAGCAGGTGCGGCTCTTGGTAATTCAGTTAAGGGAACTGAAAAGGCGGCCAACGCATTGACTAACTTTGGAAGAATTGCGCAAGATGCCCCTTATGGATTTATTGGTATTCAAAATAACCTTAACCCTTTATTAGAATCATTCCAAAGATTAAAGGCTGAAACAGGAAGCACAGGATCGGCATTAAAAGCGTTAGGGGCTGGATTAATGGGTCCAGCGGGGATAGGGGTTGCCTTATCGGTTGCAAGTGCTTTGTTGGTTACGTTTGGCGATGATTTAATGTCTGCTAGTAAAGAAACTGTTGCTTTGAACAAAGCACAAACTGCTTTTTCGGATACATTAAGTAAAAGCATGGGTTCTGCAAAAGCAGAAATAGCTACAATACAATCTTTGGTATCTATTACAAATGATGTAACCGTTTCTACTGACGAAAGAAAAAGAGCATTAAATCAATTAAAAGAAGCGTATCCAGGTTACAATCAATTGCAAAAAGTTGATATAAATGATGCGGCAACATTAAAAAATGTTACCGACAATCTTTCTGATGCTATCATGCGAAAAGCAAGGATTCAAGCATATTCAACTATTATAGCAGAAGAAGAAGCAAAGCAATTTAAAATAGCTATTGAAAATGATAAGGATAGGGCTAATAGATTAGGCGCGGTTAGTAAGGCTATCAATGATTATGTAGTTCCTTTAATGGCTTTAACAAATGCAACAACTGCTAACATTGTAAAAAATAAGTTGTCAGTAGATGCAATTGATAAGGCTACAGATTCTTATGATTTTGGTGCAAAATATCTTTCTAAGATGAAAGATATGTTAAATGCAACAACCAAAGAGCAAATTAAATTTAACGATGCGCAAATGCTTGGCGCTGCTCCAAAAAAAGGCGCTGCTGCAAATTTAAAAGCAACTCCATTAGATAATTATTTAGCAACTGCAAATATTGTAGATAAAAGCGGGTTTAAGCCCGTTGATACTTCATTGGTTTCAATACCATATGCAGGAAATACAGGTGTTAAAAGTTTAGAAAACATGACATTGGGCAACTCTTTGTTAATGCAAAGAGAGCAGCTTATATTAGCCAATTACAATGCCGATGTATTGTTTAACGAGCAACAAGCAATGGCTAATGAATTAGCAACCGCAGGAACTAGTTTATTTACTTCAATGGGAAATGCTTTATTGTATGGTCAAGATATGGGCGAAGCGCTTACAAATACATTGAAAAAGATAGTATTAGATTTAACGGCGGCAATTGCAAAGGCTTTAATATTTAAGGCGCTTATGGCAGCGTTTACAGGTGGCGGAAGTGTTGTTGGAAGTGGAGTATTAGGCGGTATCGGGGCATCTGTTGCTAATAGTCAGGGCGGCGGAAACGGTTTGTTTGGTTTCTTATCGGGCAATAATATTTTAATGGGGCAAAATAGAACTCGTACAAGTATGGGTTTAAGGAGAGGTTAAAAATGGCATACGCAAAAAAATACTTATCTGAATTTAATTCGCAAAGCGGCGAACAAATCTACATTGAATTATGGGAAGATGGATACGATGGCAGCGTTATTGAGTACCCATGCGATTCGTTTAATTTGCAATACATACCGCAAGGCGATGATCCTTTTGAGATGATATATGCAAGTCAAGTGAATGTTGAATTAGATGTAACGGATAACGTGGAAAATATGCCTGATTTTACGACATTGAATGATCGTAAATATTTATGCAAGGTTATAAAAGATTCAACTTTAGAATGGCAAGGATGGGTTTTATCGGATGATGTGCAATTTAATTTTAGCACAGGTATAAAATCTGTATTTTTCAATGCAGTATGTGGATTAGGAATGTTAAAAGATATTACATTTAGCGAATCGGAATTAACCGAAACCAACGTATATAAAAGTATTTTATATTGTTTATGTAAAGCAATATCCGATGTTGAAACGCCAACGGACAATAATATATTTGCTTCCGTTAGTATTTATGCAGAAGCGATGAATGATAGAAACGATGAACCATACTTTGACCCATTTCAGCAATCGTTTATACAACTTAGCGGAATTATAGAAAATAACGAATACATTAGTTCATTAGATTTAATAAAAAATATACTTCAATCTTTTGGTTGTAGGATATTTTATGCAAAAGGTAGATGGAATATTTTGCAGATTAATCAAATGGCTTTGCCAAACCCATATTATACTTTATACGATATAGATGGCGCAATATTATCAAGCGGAACAATGGATGATATTAGCAATGTACCTACCGATATGATATTTGTTACAGGCAATCAAATAAAAATATTAAAAAAGGGATTCAACAATATTATAAGTAGAAATAAAATAGAATATCCCGAAAACTATATATTTAATGCTAATTTAAAATTATTTTCTAATACAGGCATAACGCCAGGTTGGGTTAGGTCAAATTTAGGTACTGGAGTTGCTTTTGTAATAGAAAAAGTAGGTCAAGAATTTAATTATTGGGAATTGGAAACATCAGGCGGTATCAATCCACCAATGATAGAGGTTGTAAATACTGCTAAATTTTTAATACCAAAATACGATATTATAAACTTTAAATATTCTATAATTAATTCTTTTCCACAATCCTCTCCATCTGGGAATGTGAGTTGTAAAATGATTATGGTTATAGAAGATGGCGTTGATACTTATTATGTAAGCAACGATTTGGTTGGAAACAAAAAAGGTGCTTGGAGATTATTGTCAGGAGTATTACCAGACTATTATACATTAGAAGATGACCCTGATTCTGTAAACAAAAACTTTACTTCACTTCCAGCGCCAATAACTGGCAATGCTTATATTGGTTTTAGATTAGATACAGACACAGGAGAGTATTTATTAATAGGCGATTTTACTTTAACCGTTGATTCTGATTTTACAGATGTTTTTATAGAAAGCAAAATTGATGAAACAAAAGCATACACCAAAAGCGTTGAGTTTCCCTTTGGCGTAAATTCAAACGTATTGGGTAAATTTAGCTACAAAGGCTTTATATCTGATTCAAACGGCAATATGCTTGTAAATTGGTATAACTTAGAAAGACCAACGGACACTTATCGCTCATTGGCTGAATTAATGGTAAAAAACTACGTAATTCAATATCGTAAAAATATCATAAATATAGATAGTAGTATTGAGGGATTGAATAGCGGGTTTAATAGATTATCATTTACAGATACAGACCCAGAACAAGTAAGCGTAACCGATAAAGTTTATTTAATTGGAAACACTACTATTTCATTAGATATGAATGAATTTCAAGGTACTTTGTTAGAGGTAACCGATACAGACCAAAATGCAACAATAACAACAACTTATGTAAATAGAACAAAAGGAACAGAGCCGACAACTGATTGCGCGGATGGTGTAGTTTATGAAGTAGTTGTTGCGGGTGATGTATCTTATGCGCTTTGTGATGGAAGTCCTGTAATACAATTTAGTGGCGGGATAGGGCCTAATGTAATTGTTGATTGTATTCAATTTGGTTCGTTGTTACCATATTTTGGTAATAGCACACCTGCAACAATAGAGCAGATAAGTTATGGTGGTCCATGTGGTTAAAAAATGTAAATTTGCAGTATGGCAAACGCGATAATTGGAAATAATGTAATGCTTTATAAGCACGATGACGATTTAGATATTGACATCCCCTTTGCCTGTATGCGCAATTGCGATTTAAGCATTGAAATAGACGAAAAAATAACTACTTCGCAAACTTCCGCTTATTGGGAAAAAAGTAAGCCAAACATTGGGCGTTGGACTATTGAGGGCGATGGGTTGGTTATATTAAATGACCAATACAATTATTTAAGTTTATTGGGGGCGGTAAAAAATAGAGATGTATTTAGCATTCGCTTTGTTATTGATAATGGTTCGGCATTAGGCTTAACAATATTTTCGGGTAATGTGTGGATTAATAGCTTAACAATTAGTAGCCCTTATGAGGATTTGGCTACTTATGCCGTAAGCCTTAAAGGAATAGAAGAATACACATTGAGCGGAACGAGCGTAACTCCAGGCGGTGTGATTATCATAAGCGGTTCGCCTATTCAAGTAAAGCAATCAAATGCAAATGAAGGGCAAACAACATTCACTTTTAGCGGAGTGTCGGGATTGGATTTGGTTTATGCTTCGCGTGGCGCTTCCGTTATAGCCCCAATTGGTTCGGCGGGTGCTTATGATAGCGGTGTAACTTGGAATAGTTTAACAGGAACGGCAACGGTTTATATACCAGCGACAGAGGGAGAAAGTTTTGTGTTCCTTATACAGTAGTAATATAAAATATGAATATGGAAATTTGGAAAGATGTTAAAGGTTATGAACAAACTTACGAAGTTAGTTCTATGGGTAATATTAGAACTATTGAACGTATAAGAAAGTATCGAAATGGAAGGTTTGGGGTATGGAAGCAAAGAAATATACTTCCAAACAATAGTTTAAAGTATTTAACTGTATGCCTAACAAATGGTAAGGGTTCTAGAAAAACAAAACAAGTTCATAGGCTTGTTGCTGAAGCATTTATACCAATGGAAGAAGGAAAACCATATGTAAATCATAAAAACGGTATTAAGATTGACAATAGATTAGAAAACTTAGAATGGACTTCGCCATTGGAAAATGTTAGGCACGCTATTGAAAATGGTTTAACAAAACAACATGGAAAAGATAATCCTAATTCTAAGTTAGTTATTGATTTGCAAACAGGTATTTTTTATGATTGCACTAGAGAAGCTGCAGAAGCTAAAGGATATAAACCAAATAATATAATAAGTTCATTAAACGGCAGAAGACCAAATAAAACATCATTAGTATATGCGTAAATTATTATTATTTTTATTGATACTTGTTTCATTGAGCGCAAGTTCACAGTATCAACCGACTTCATCTAAAACTAAGTTTGTAAATGGTATTGGCATTGGTAGTAAAGATACTAGCCAATTTACGGCGGCGGATACTATTGCTTTAACCATTGCAAGGGATTCGGTTATGTATTATAGATATAGGGGCTTTTGGCGACCTATTGCAACAGGTGGTAATTTAAGCGCGTATAAGCTCATTAGCGACACTTTGTTCGCAAATGGATATACTACAAGGGCAAGATTAAAACAAGGCTTAGATAGCCTTGCAGCTACCAAAGGAACGGTTAATAGCGTTGGGCTTACTATGCCAAGTGCTTTTAATGTAGCAAATAGCCCAATTACCACAAGCGGCACTTTAGCGGTTACGGCGGCGGGTAATGCTACACAATACATTCGTGGTGATGGTGCTTTAGCTACTTTACCTACCAATGGTGGCGGTGGCGGTGCTTCGGTATCTTACTACTTAAACGGTTCGGTTAATCAAGGTACTATTGGCGGTGTTACATATTACGAAATGAATAAAACGCCTATAATTGGGGCGGGTACGGATTTTACTATTAATGCAAATGGATATGTAGCATCATTTTTAACCGATGCCAATGACCCTGCTTTGTTAAATATCCCTGCAGGGAATTGGAATTTTGAAACATACTTTCAGGCTTCAAGCGGTGGCGGTTCGCCTAGTTTTTACATTGAGTTGTATAAATACGATGGTACTACCTTTACCCTAATTGCATCAAATAGCACAAGCCCTAAGTTAATTAATGACGGTACAAGTATTGAGGCTTACTATAGTGATTTAGCCGTACCGCAAACTACATTAACTTTAACGGATAGATTGGCGGTTCGCATCTTTGTAACAACGGCGGGTAGGACAATTACCTTACATACCGAAAATGGACACCTTTGCCAAGTTATTACAACATTTACAACAGGCTTAACCGCTTTAAATGGCTTAACCGAGCAAGTGCAATACTTTGCAACGGGTACAAGCGGAACGGATTTTAATATAGCAAGTGCAACGGCTACACATACTTTTAACTTACCTACGGCAAGTGCTACTAATCGTGGTGCTTTATCAAGTGCGAATTGGACTACATTCAATAATAAGATTGGGGCGGGTGATACGGCGGCTATGTTATTGCCTTACACAAGGGT